TAGATATGATACCACATCCTAAAAGAAGATGGCACTATACAGATATTATAGAAACTCTTAAAAAAGATAATAGGAATAAGTTATGGGATAAACCAATGCCAAACTTTACATTTAGAGATTATGAAATATTAAAAAATTTAGTTTAACAAATTTATAATTTGTAAAAAAATATAGTTTTCCTATACCCCCCCCTAAAAAAGTGATTTGAAAATAGGGGGGGGGTCAAAAAAGTAAATTATTATATATATTTTAAATTTTTAAAAAAAAAATATATATATATATATAAAAGTAGTATAAAGTAATAGTAAGAAAAATCTTATTGTTAATAAATATGTTATTTTATATTTGGATTTATACTATATTTACATTATGGATGAGATATATAAAAAGCACAAGTACTGGATTGGATTAGCATATTCATTTGGTATTACAGATTTCCCAGAGGATGCAGTACAGGATGCTTATCTAAAAATATACGGTAAAGAAAATATTAACGAATCGTATTTTTATTTTACCTTGCATTCAATATGTATGAATATGCATAACAAAAGGAAATTAGATACTATTCCGTTTTATGATAACTTGGATGCTGAAGATATTGAACCATCAACTACAACAGATATAACAGATGTATTATTTACTTTAGATAATTGGACTTGGGATGAAAAGTTATTCTATTTAAAATATATCGAAGAAGAATTATCCCTTCGCAAATTTGCTAAAAAATATCACTACAATTATAACTGGGTTTATAGAACACTGAAAGAACTCAAAGAACGTTTGAAACAAATTAAGGATTAATTTGTTATAATAAAAACACTATATCAAAATGAAAAAAGAAAATCAAGAAATAATCAATAATCATTTCAATAATAAAAAGGAATTAACATTAGGTCAAAAAATTATATTAGCTGAAGTATATAAAGAAGAAGTAGGAGGTTTGGTTGATGCAAATGATAACGATTCACAATGGAGAACTTATACAGATATATTATCTACATTTGCTGAAGCACCAAAAACAAAAGTAAAAGATGCCGATACCAAAGCCTAATTCTGGAGAACATAAAGACAAATTTTTAGAAAGGTGTATGTCAGATGAAAAAATGAAATCTGAATATGATACCGAACAAAGATATGCAGTTTGTGAGTCAGCATTCTTATTAGCAGGTTTAAAGATTAGTTTTGATTATGATGGTACATTATCAACTAAAAAAGGTTTTGATTTAGCACAGAAGCTAATTAATGATGGAGATAACCTATATATTATTTCTGCAAGACATTCAAAACAAGGAATGATTGGAACTGCAAGACGATTAGGAATATCTCCGGACAAAGTTTACGCAACCGGATCTAATGCAGAGAAAATTAAAAAGATAAAAGAATTAAAAATAGATAAACACTACGACAATAATACCGATGTGATAAAAGCATTGGGGCAAGTTGGTAAATTAATATAATTGAATAATCAAATTTTTTCAATGGAAGAAATTAAAAAAATGGGTGGTGCAAGACCAGGAGCAGGAAGAAAACCAAAGATAGATGAAATAACACTTATTGAGTCTATGGATGCTATTGCAGTACCTGAAGAAGTATGGGCAGCTTTAGCAGAAAAGGTTAGCAAAGGAGATACAAATGCTATTAAGACTTGGTTACAATATCGATATGGAATGCCTAAACAAGTTATAGATCAAAATACAAATCTTAATGTAAATGACTTTGATTTAAAAGATGTTATTAAATTTAAGTAAGATTAAATATAAATTACAAAAACACCTATATTTGTAAAAGATATGAAACAAATTTCAAGACCGGTATACAATCGAATAGTACAGGATGCAAATAGTTTAGAAGTAAAGCCAAATGTAATTACGGTGCATCCTAAAATATATAAAAGACTTTGTAAAGAAATGAAACACAAAGTAAGAATAGTTTACGGAATGACATTGACTAATTTTTATGCTAAATCTTAATTCAAAATACTTACCACTTTATGAAAATGAAACAAGATATTTCATAGTTACCGGAGGTAGAGGAAGTGGAAAGAGTTTTGAGGTCGGTGCTATGGCATCGACTTTGTCATTTCAATCAGGGCATAAGATATTATTTACAAGGCAGACAATGACATCTGCACATCTATCAATAATTCCAGAGTTCCAAGAGAAAATTGATTTGATGGAGGCTGGAGATTTATTCGAAGTTAATAAAGGCGAAATAAGGAATAAGAAGTCAGGAACAGATATAATTTTCAAAGGTATCAAAACAAGCTCCGGAGATCAAACTGCAAATCTTAAATCATTACAAGGAGTTACAACCTGGATATTAGATGAAGCAGAGGAGTTAGTAGATGAAGATATATTTGATAAGATTAATTTATCTATTAGACAGAAAGGAGTTCAAAATAGAATAGTACTTATATTAAATCCGGCCACAAAGGAGCATTGGATTTATAAAAGGTTTTTTGAAAGTGAAGGAATTACTGAAGGCTTTAATGGTACAAAAGGAAATGTTACTTATATCCATACAACCTATCAGGACAATATAGATAATCTGGACCAATCATTCATAAATGAAATTGAGAAAATAAAAGAATTAAATCCTAAAAAGTATAAGCACGTTATTTTAGGTGGATGGTTAGATAAGGCTGAAGGTGTAGTATTTACTAATTGGAGATTTGGAGAGTTTAATCCGGATAACTTGCAAACATCATTTGGGCAGGATTATGGATTTAGTATTGATCCGACTACATTAGTTGAGGTTGCAATAGATAAAACTAAAAAGATAATCTATGTTAAAGAACATTTATACAAGCCAAAACTAACCACAAGTGAAATAGTATTCTATAATAAAAATATTGCAAGAGAAAGGCTTATAGTAGCTGATAGTGCAGAACCAAGATTAATTGCAGAAATGTCAGCGAATGGATGTAATATAATACCAACTGCTAAAGGACCCGGGAGCATAACTGCAGGATTGGCACTAATGCAAGACTATACTATTATAGTTGATGAAAGCAGTTCTAATATTGCAAAAGAGTTTAATAATTATGTTTACTCGGATAAGAAGTCCGGATTGGTTATTGATAATTGGAACCACGCAATTGATGCGATAAGATATAATGTATTTTTTAATTTAAGCAATCCTGAAAGGGGCAAATACCACATTTACTAATGAACTATTCTTATATGATTGCTTTTGTTCAATGTTATATACATTTGATGACAGGCCAAGAAGTACAGATTGCATTGCCAAGATCATTTCAACAAGTGCAGAAATTAAGGCAGATGTTTGAGGTAGCAAATGCAAGGATAAAAATATTCTAAATGTTAAAGTTTTGTTAAAATTTAATATTTAATTTTGTAGTTTAAAATGTTGGCTTATATTTGTACTCAGATAACAACAACTAAAAAACTAAACACTATGACAACATTTAACAACACATTAACAATCGAAGAAGCTACAAAATTATTTCAATTTAAAGGTCAAGCAATGTATCCTAAAACAAAACACAATATGCAAATGATGGCTTTAGTTATTAATAATTTTTTAAAATCAATTAGATAATGCAATACTTTAGTAAATGGCGTAAAGAATGGATATATTTTACGCCTACACAAGGTCAATTAATTCAAATGTATAAATATAATTATCAAATTAAAAAATAGAAACTATGTTATCAAAACAAAAATATCAAATTTATTTTATCGGAGTAGTAGCAGCTTATTTTGTAATCAATTTAATAGTTAGATAATGAAACGATACGAAGTAAAAGGATGGTTTAGATATGGTGATAATGAGAAGGATTATCAATATGCAGATATAACTGCAGAGAATGAACAAATGGTAATAACCATTTTTAAAGAGATGTTTAGTGAAAATTTTTTCGCAATAGATATAAAGTTAGTTAATTAGTAATTTGGTTTTTGTTAGACTTAAAAGGGTAATCATAAATGGTTATCCTTTTTTGTGTGAAACAAATTTTTATTAAAATTGTTATTATATTATGAAGTTAGAAATCACAATCCCGACTAAATTAAATGAGATTAAATTATCTCAATATCAGGCATTTTTAAAGATTGCAAAAGACAATGAAGATTCCGAGTTCCTGCACCAAAAGATGGTACAGATATTTTGTGGAATTGATTTAAAAGATATTGCACTTATAAAATACAAAGATGTAAATGATATAACTGCTTCACTTGGTGCAATGTTTAATCAGGAGCATAAGTTGATCCAAAGATTTAAATTAGGAGGCACTGAATTTGGATTTATTCCTAATCTTGAGGATATGACTTTTGGAGAGTATACCGATTTAGATACTTATATAACTGATTGGGATATGATGCATAGAGCAATGGCAGTGTTATATAGACCAATTAAAAAGAATGGCTTAAATGGCACATATGAGATTGAAGATTATAATGGAACAGTTACTTATGGAGATGTAATGAAATATGCTCCTTTAGATGTTTGTTTAGGTGCAACGGTTTTTTTTTACAATTTAGGGAACGCATTATTGAACGCTACGATTGTTTATTTGGAGAAGGATCCGGAGGTACAGAATATTCTTCTGCAGGGCAATTTGGGCAAAGATGGGGATGGTATAGTTCAATCTATGCTATTGCTCAAGGAGACCTTACAAGATTTGACGAAATTACAAGGATAAATATACACGAATGCTTAACGTGGTTAAGTTTTGAGAAACAAAAAACAGAATTAGAAGCTAAAATGATAAAGAAATGATAGGATATTACCAAGTTTTAAGCACAATAGAGGAGCAATTAAAGTTAGATCCGTTTTGTAAAACAGTTACAAGTGGATCTATTTTTAATATTGCACTAAATAAACAAGATATTTATCCAATATCGCATATAGTTGTGAATTCATTTCGGGAAGAAGGAGAGGCATTTGCTTATAATATATCAGTTATATCAATGGATTTAGTAAATGATGATGATACAAATGAGCAGGATGTAATGCATACGCAATCAATGGTCGGTATTAAGTTAGTTGAAATGTTAAGAAGGGGAGATTTATTTACTGATTTATATCAATTAACCGGTGGTGTAAACTACGAATTTTTTAGAGATAGGTTTGAGGATAAGGTTGCAGGATGTACAGTTACATTTGATATATTAGTTCCAAATGATATGCCTATAAGATAATGACTGAAGTAGATAATGTCATAAAAAAATTTAGGGATTATGTGATCCAACAAGCCAGAAGTAATTTAACTAAAGGTGGTAAGAATGTAACTAAAAAACTATACGATAGTTTAAAAGGAGAAATAGTTACAGAGAATAGATTTAGTATTGTTGGCTTTTCAATGGATGACTATGGGGCATTTCAAGATAAAGGGGTAAAAGGTAAATCAAGTTCAGCAAAAGCGCCAAACAGTCCATTTAAGTTTGGATCAGGCACAGGACCAAAAGGAGGATTAACTAAAGGAATAGAAAAATGGGTACGATTGAAAGGTTTTCAGTTCCGAGACAAAACGAGTGGCAAGTTTATGAGTTACCAAGCAACTGCTTTCTTAATTACACGAAGTATTTTTCACAAAGGAATTAAACCTTCTTTATTTTTTACAAAGCCATTTGAAGCAGGATATAAAAAATATATAGATGTAGATTTATTAAAAGCATTTGGACAAGACGTAGAAACAATGGTAGATTATAATTTAAAAGATATAAAATGAACATAGTAAAAATTTATAAAGGAGAAGATACAATTCCAACATTTATAATAGAAAGCATAAATCTAATAGATAGTTCAATTTATATAGAAATACCTTGTAAAGAAGAAATATATATAGATGAAGATTTAATTGATACGATATACCATACAATATGAAAGTAGTAAAAGTAAGAAGTCCATTTATAATTGAAGTAAATGAAACTGGACAAATAGGAAGCAAGATAGAATTATCAATTTGGAATGGTAGTGCATATCCAACATCAGGAACAGGATTTTATTCTTTATCAAAATCAATTCCAAGTACTACGCAAATAAGTACATCTTATAATGTTTCAAACTATGTTAAAGAATTTATTGATAATATTAAACCTACTAAAATAGTTTCTTATGCTTCTGAAGATAGTAATGAATGGATAAAATTTCAAGTTAAAAGATATAAATTAGTTGGCACTACTTATACACTTTTAGATACAATTGAATATGTAGGAGTAAATGGATTTACAACTTATACACAAGGGGTAAATGCAATTATTGATTCTTATACTACTGGATTTTTATCTAATAAATTAATATCAAAAAATATAATTAAATCAAGTTCTACTTCAAAAAATTATGTTAATTGGATTGGAGAGATGGCAAGTGGATATAGATTAGATTTGATTTATGTTAAATTAGATAATAGTTATTCAGTAACTCAAAGCATAACTGGATTGAGTGGAATATATAACTTTAAAATACCATTAACAAAATATCCAACTGATACAAAATTTATTTTAGGAAATAGACTTGATGTAAATTTATACAATGCAAGTTCAGTACAAATAGCTTCAGATAGTTTTTATACTTATATAAATGAAGAATATAAATATACTCCTGTTGAATGTACATTTATAAATCGTTATGGTGGTTGGGAAGTTTTAACTTTCTTTAAACAACAAACTAATTCTATTGCAGTAAAAGGAACAGATTATAAATTAATGCCATCAGCTATAAATTATAACACATCTAAAGGGCAAGTAAAAACATTTAATATAAATGGAACACAAACTATAAAACTAAACACTGGATTTGTAGATCAAAACTATTCGGAATTGATAACTGATTTATTATTAAGTGAAACAGTATTATTAGATGAAAAATCAGTAACAGTAAAAACACAAGGAAGCGATTTAAAGACAAGTTTAAAAGATAGATTAATAAACTATGAAATGGAATTTGAATATGCTTATAACCTTATAAATGATGTTGTATGATAGTAGTAGGAATATATATTAAAGATTCAGTTACATTAGAATACAATAGAGTAGAATTATTTTCAGATGAAAAGATTTTTGTTAATAGTTCTATTCAAAATGTGAATGATATAAGTAAAACCTATACAGATTTTAGCCAAACATTTACTGTACCTTCATCAAAACAAAATAATAAAATATTCAGACATTGGTACGAAAATTCAAATGACAATGGATTTAGTACATTAGTTAAAGCTGATGCATATATTGAGATAGATACCATTCCTTTTAGAAGTGGTAAGATACAATTAGAAAGTGCCAATGTAAAAGATGGACAACCACAAGATTATAGCATTACATTTATTGGAGCATTAGGTAGTTTAAAAGATAAATTTAACGGTTTATATTTAAAAGATTTAACAGATACTACTTATGATTTTAATTACGGTGCTGCAGATGTTAAAGCAAAAGTAGTTACAAATACTACAAGTTCTGATGTTATGTTTCCTTTAATTAGTTCTAATAGATATTGGAATTATGGTGCAACAGGTACAAATGATATTAGTTTAACTACAAGTCCAATTAGATATAATGAATTATTTCCAGCATTAAGATTAAGAGCAGTTTTAAATATGATTGAAACTCAATTTGGAATTAACTTTGATGGTACTACTTTAGAGCCAAGTACATTTTTATCTGATGCAAGATTTACAAACGCTTATTTATGGTTAAAAAATGCTGATGATTTTGAATTTAAACCTACTCCTATTCAAATAACTTGGACACAAGGTAGTTCAATACAAACAGTACCATACGTAGCAAGACAAGATTATAAAGCATTAGAAGTTACTATAACTCCAACTGTATCAGGAATACCATATAGTATTTTATTATATAAAAATGGTGTTGAATATAAAAAAATAACTACAACATCTATTGTGGGTTTACAAAGTTTTCCTTTTGGAGCTTTAGTAAATGATAATTCAAATTTTACTGTTTATATAATTTCAGATGCTACAATTACTTTTAATTCAACTGCAATAATTAGAACTTATGCATATACTGGAGTTTTACAAAATACAGTCACTTGGACAAAAGCATCTAACCAAGTTGTTACAGTTGCTAAAGTTTCTGTTAGTTCATATATGCCAGAAATTAAAATAGAAGATTTTTTTAGTGGATTATTAAAAATGTTTAATCTTACTTGTTATTCAACTGATGGAATTAATTATACAGTTGAACAATTAGAAGATTATTATGCTGCAGGAACTACAAGAGATATTACGAAATATATTAAATCTGATAACGTAAATTTAAATAGAGTAAAAACATATAAGAAAATAAATTTTGAATATGAAAAAAGTGAGTCTTTAGTTAATGTTGGATTTAATTCTAATAATGGAATTGAGTATGGTTCTTTGTTTTACGATACAAATAATGATGGTGATGAATACAATATTAAATTACCATTTGAAGATTTAAACTTTAGTAATTTATCAGAACTTTTGCAAGTAGGTTATTCATTAAAAACTGATTTACAAAAGTACATTCCAAAGCCAGTTATATTATATGATTATAATCCAACTGCATTAACTACACTAACTGCTGCTGCTGATTTTTATTTTAACACAAATGTTACGGGAGGAACATCAACATTGCATACTACATACAAAGCATTTGGACAAGAATATTATGATGGTACTGATACATATAGTTTAAATTTTAATCAACAACAAAGTACATTAACAAATGAATTAATTGACAAAAGTTTATATAACCAATATTACGATAATTATTTATCTAATATATTTAACTCTAAAGCACGATTAATTAAAGTTAGTGGAATATTACCAACATCATTATTAACAACTATTAAATTGAATGATAGACTTGTTATAAGAGATAAGAGATATTTAATTAATACAATGACAACAGATTTAACAACAGGAAAAGTTCAATTTGAATTACTAACAGATTTTAGAACATTATGATAAAGCACATTTTAGATTTATTAGCATTAGATGAATTTTACGGACAAAGTGAATTAATTGAAATAGCTAAAGGAAAATATCAAAGATCAACAACATTAAAACAAGGATTTAACCAAATCAAAAGAGAAATAAAATGGCTGAAAAGAAAACAATAGAGTTAGAAGTTAAATCAAATGTTGGAGAGTCTATTTCTGATTTAAAAGCATTAAAAAGACAGTTAAAAGATACCGCTGCAGGTTCTGAAGATTTTAAAAAGTTATATAACCAAATTGACGATTTAGAAGATAAAATTAAATCATCTAAAAAGGCATCATCAGATTGGATTGATACTTTAGAAAGTGCAGGTGGACCATTGGGTATGGTTGGAGCATCTTTGAATAAAGCAAAGGTAGCTACTCAATCCTTCGGAGGAGCATTGAAAGCCACCGGCATAGGCTTATTTGTTTCTTTAATCGGAGGATTAGTTGCTGCATTTCAAGACAATGAAAATGCAATGAAAAAATTGCAGCCATTACTTGATGGTATTGGTAAATTATTTAATGGAGTATTTAGAGCAATTGAGCCATTATTTAATACATTAGTTGATTTAGCGGTTAATGCTTTACCTACTGTATCAAAAGCATTTGGTGTAGTATATAGTTCTGTTACTGCAGTATTTCAATCTTTAGGAATGTTAGGTGGTGCAATTAAAAAACTTATTTCAGGTGATTTTAGTGGAGCTTGGAAAGATGCTAAAAGTTCAGTAAATGATTTTAGTAAAAATTATGATGACTCTATAAACAGATTTATTGCAGGTACAAAAGAAGTAACTAAAGTTGAAAAGAAAGAAGGTCAAAAAAGAGTAGAAAATAAAAAACAAACTAATGATGAACTTGATAAATTAGAACAAGAAAGATTAGCTAATGAAATGCAATCTGCTAAAGATGCAATAGCTATATTAGACGAAATAGCAAAATCAAAAGAAACACCTGCACAAAAAGAATTAAGAGAATACAATGAAAAGAAAGCAATTTTAGAAGCTAATAATTTAGATGCTTCTGAATTAACAAATAACTTTTTAAAAAGCCAAGCGGATGCAGAATATGCTATTTATGAAGAAAAACTTGCAAAGCAAAAAGAACAAGCAGACAAAGAAATTGCAATAGAACAAGCTTTAAAAGACGCAAAAAGAAATGCATTAGATACATCATTAAATATATTACAACAATTTGCGGGTAAAAATAAAGCAATTGCATTAGGTATATTAGCAGTTCAAAAAGGATTAGCTATTGCAGATGTTATAGTTGGTTCAACAAAAGCAATAGGTTTAGCTAAAGCATCTATGGCACCTACACCTTTAAATCCAGCTTTTATAGGACCAGGAGTTCCAAATCCATCTTATTTAGCAAATTTAAAATTAGGTGCTACTTCCATATTAACTACCAAAATAGGAGCTGCAACTTCTATTGCTTCAATATTAGCGGCAGGAATAGGAAGTGCAACTTCAATAACTGCAGGAGGTGGTAGTGCTCCAAGTGGTGGAGGAGGTGCTACAGGTGGTGCTGCTCCTGCTGCTCCTTCATTTAACGTAGTAGGTGCAAGTGCAACAAATCAATTAGCACAAACAATAGGCAATAAAGAAGCACAACCTATTAAGGCTTATGTGGTTTCTAATGATGTTACAACTGCTCAATCACTTGATAGGAATATAATCCAAAGTGCAAGTATTGGGTAATTTTATATGTTTTTATATACCCCCCCTAAAAAAGACGTTTCATTTTAGGGGGTACCCCTTTTTTATTAAATTTTTTAAAAAAAAAGATTAAATATATATATAAAGAGTATAAATGTTTATTTAGAATTAGTCTAAATAAAAATAGTGTGAAACAAAAACAGGGTTTTATTGTTATAGTAATATGAAGAAAGTTTTTGAATTGGTTTTAGATGAGGAGCAAGACGGTGTGTTTGCTATTTCTTTAGTTGATCATCCTGCAATTCAAGAAAATTGGATTGCATTATCAAAAGAGCATAAGATTGAATTTAAAGAAATTGAATCTAAAAAAAATATATTATTAGGTGCAGTTCTTATTCCGGATATGAAAATAGACAGAATGGGAGAAGATGGAGAAATATACCAGGTATTTTTTAGTGGTGATACAATCCAAAAAACTGCACATAAATTTATGAAAAACGGTTATCAATCGGAATCGACCTTACAACACAAGTCTAAAGTTGAAGGCGTAACAGTTGTTGAAACGTGGCTAAAAGAGGATATGGTAAATGATAAGAGTGTTATGTATGGATTTGATTATCCTATTAATACTTGGATGGTTGCTATATCAATTGACAATCCGGATATAAAAGATAAAGTTAAATCTGGTGAGATCAAAGGATTTTCAATCGAAGGATTTTTTAATGAAAAATTAGAAATGTCTGAAGATGAATTAATGTATAACAAAATAAAAGATTTAATCAATGGAGTTTAAAAACACATTAAACAAAATTAAAGCACTTTTATCAATTGAAGTAAAATTAGAACAAATGAAATTAGTAGATGGTATTACCGTTTTAGAAGCTGAATCATTTGAACCTGATTATTCAGTTGGTATAGTTACATCTGAAGGAATTGTTCCTGCTCCGATTGGAGAATATGAAACAGTTGATGGAATGATTATAGTAGTAGAAGTTGAAGGAATTATCAAAGAGGTAAAACCAGTAGAAGCTCCTGAAGAAGAAGCTCCTATGCCAGAAGAAGCTCCTGTAGTTGAAGCATCTGCTGAAACTCCAGCTATTAAAAAAGTAGTTGATACAATTACTAAAGAAACATTTTTTGCAGAAGTTAAAGTTGAGGTTGAAAAATTAGAAGCTGAAAACAAAGCATTAAAAGTAGAATTAGAAGCATTGAAAGTGGAATTAGAAGAAGCAGGAGCTAAAGCAATTGTAACTAATCCAGAACCAGCAGTAAATAGAGAGATGACTGCACTCGAAAAATTCAGATTAATTAAACAAAATTTAAAATAATAAAATATGGCAATTTCTTATACTTCGGTAGACATTAGAGGAAAAGCAGTAGAACCTATCCTTGAGGAAGTTTTATTCGCTAACAAAACAATCGCTGATGGGTATGTTACATTTAACACAGACATCAAAGCAGGTACAATTTTTACTGAAGCATCAGTAGCAGTAACTGCACAACTTTATACAGGTGCTGCATTATCTAATAGTGGTTCAATGACTATTACTGATAGAATCATTACACCTACTAAACTTGAATACAAACAAACATTCTTACAAGAGTCTTTGAGAGCAGGTCGTTTTGGTCGTTCAATGAGTCCAGGTGCATTTAACATTGATAGTAACGAGTTTGCTTCAACTGTATTAGCTCAATATGCTCCAAACGTTTCAGAAGATGCTGAATCTCAATTTTGGGGTGGTATTACTTCTGCTACAAAAACTGCAATTGCTGCTTTAACTCCCGGTGCAGGACAAGGATCTATTACTGCTGCAACTCAAACTGCAGTAGCTGCTTTAACTGCAGGACCAGTTGATGGTGTATTTGCTAAAGTACTTTATGATAATGCTGCAGTAGGTGGTTATATCAAAGTAACAGGTACTACTGTAACATCTGCTAACATTGCTGCTCAATGTGCTTTAATATATGCTGCTATTCCTGCAGAAATATTAGCTGATACATTATCACCTGTTAAAATCTATTGCCCAAGAGCTTGGAAACAATTAGCAAGAATAGCTAACAATGCAGTAGGTGCCGCTCAACAAATAAACTTCTTATTTGATGGAGCATCTAATGATGCAAAATGTTTCTATAATGGTGTTGAAATGGTATTTGTTCCAACTCCAAATAACTTGATGGCTTATGCTCAAAGACCAGCAGCAGTATCTTGGAATACTGACTTGTTAGATGACGTAAACCGTTTTGAAATCGGTAAAACCGTTAATGATGGAGATACTCAATTTGTAAGAGCTATCTATACTTTAGCTGCCAATGTTGGTCAAGCTACAAAAGGAGTTCTTTACGGAGGATAATTAATAATAAATTAGGGGATGTAAAAATCCCCTTTTTAAAACTTTAAAACTATGCCAGCAGAAGCGTTTACACTCGGCAGACTTGAGCCAACTAAATCAAGCGTAGGTGGATTAAGATCTGTTTACATTATTTCAAGTGGATATATTGCTCCTTCAACTTTCGTATATGGTACAACTACTTTATCAGATGCTATTGCTTCTAATAGTGGTGCTGCTACAATTACAGCAGTTAAATATGATTTGAAAGGAACAAATTCATTTGACCAAACTATGACAAGTTCACGTGAAAACGGAACTACATTTTTTGAACAAAAATTAGCATTACAACTTAAAAAGTTAAATGCAGTAAGTCATCAACAATTAAAACTTTTGGCTTATTCAAGACCACAAATGATTGTTGAAGATAACAATGGTAATTTATTCTTTGCAGGTTTAGAGCAAGGAATGGATGCTACAGGTGGTACAGTTGTTACAGGAACTGCTTTAGGTGATTTAAGTGGATATACTATTGAATTTCAAGGTATGGAAAAATTAGCTGCTAATTTCTTATCAGGTGCTATTACAACAGTAGTAGGCGGAACAATTACAGTAGGAACTTAAATCGCTTACCATAAGATCAGCCTTTAAGTCTTTTTTTAAATTACCCCTATTTTATTATAGGGGTTTTTTTTTGAAACAATATAGGGTAAAAATTGTTATTATAATATGATTAAACTATTACAATCTACATCAGCTCAACAAGTATCTTTTATTCCTCGTAATATGGAAGCATATTCTATTACATTGAGAAATGAAAGTACACAAGTAGAAACTGTAATAACACCATCTTTTTATAAAAATGAATATTATCTAACTGCAACTCTTGTATTTACTTTAGTTGAAAATCATTTTTATAATTTTACGGTAAAAGATATATCCGGTAATATAATATATTTAGATAAAATTTTCTGCACTAATCAAACTGCAGATGAATATTCAATTAATAATGGAGCATATGTAAACGCTGCTGCATCTGATACAGTATTTTATGAGTAATAACCACATAATAGAATTAAAAGCTTATAATCCTCCAAAAGCGGTTGAGAATAGGCAAGATGATTGGGTTAAGTTTGGAGATAAAAATGATTATTATCAATTTTTGATAGATTGTTATAATAACTCTACAACTAATAACCAAGTTATCAATAATATCGTTAAATTGATTTTTGGTAAAGGATTAGATGCAAGAGATGCTGCACGTAAACCAAATGAATATGCACAAATGAAAATGCTTTTTAGTAAAGAAACTACTAAAAGAGCAGTTACAGATATGTATTTATTAGGTCAATGTGCATTACAGGTTATTTATGCTAAAAATAAAAAGACTATTGTTGATGTTCAGCATATGCCGGTTCATTTATTAAGACCACAAAAATGCAATAAAGAAGGTATTATTGAGAATTATTACTACTCGGATAATTGGGATAAATTAAGAGATTTTCCACCTACATTAATACCATCATTTGGTAATGGAGATAGAACACTTGAGATATTAATGATTGGTAATTACACAATTGGTCAAAAATATTTTAGTTCTGTATCTTATTTAGGTGGTATTTCTTATGCAAAATTAGAGGAGGATATTTCAGAATACTTAATCTCATTAGTTGAAACAGGATTTACACCGTTAAAAATAATTAACTTTAACAATGGAATTCCAACAGAAGATCAACAAAGAACTATAAACGATTCAGTAGTTAGCCAAACTACAGGGGCAAGTGGTAAAAAATTAATTATATCATTTAATTCAGAAGAAAGTAAAAAGACTACTATTGATTCAGTTGGATTAGATAATGCAGCTCAGCAATATGAGTATTTGAGTAATGAAGCAAGAGCTAAAATAATGTTATCTCACGGTGTAACATCCGGATTATTATTTGGCATTCCATCTGCAAGTGGATTTAGTTCTAATGCAGACGAATTAAAGACCGCATTTGTATTATTTGATAATAATGTAGTAATACCTAATCAGGAACAATTTTGCGATGGTATAGACAAGATTTTAGCATATAACAAAATTAGTTTAGATTTAACATTTAAACCTTTAAATCCTTTAGTTGATGCAATGCATCCTGAAGATATTGCACCGGTTCAAATGAGTGAAGAAGTACACGATCATTTTGATATTGATAGTTTAGAAGGAGAGTCAATTACAGATGAATGGGAATTAGTAGATAAAAGAGAATATTCAGATAAAAATATATCTATTGAAGATTGGGCAAATAATTTAATAGTTGAAAAAAAAACAACGCTTCAAAAATTAGCTGATATAATTAAATCTAATCCAAGTGCTAAAAGTTATTTAGACCAAGATACTTATAAAGTTAGATATGAATATGCTGCTCGTTACAATAAGCCTAATTCACGAAATTTTTGTGTTAAAATGATGACACGTACTAATAATGGAGTAGTATATAGAAAAGAAGATATAGACCAGGCATCATTTCAAGGAGTTAATAAAGACTTTGGACACGAAGGTCAAAGCTATTCACTTTTTAAATATAAAGGCGGTGTAGCTTGTTCACATTATTGGAACGAAAATTTATATAGATTGAAAACTAAAACTGATGGAACTCCTTATGTAGATAAATCATTATCTTCAAGTCAAGAAGTTGATAGTATTGCAGGATATAAACCAACTCCTGCAGGATTAGCAGAGTCAAAAATAGCACCAATAGATATGCCAAATATAGGACATCACCCAAATTATAAAGGATAATGGCAAAAGCACTATTTATAACCGATAAGGAATTAAAACAAATGACTGTTTTAAATGGAAATATAGATCCGGATAAGACAAAACAATTTGTAATAATAGCACAAGATACGCATATCTTTAGTTATTTAGGTTCAAGATTATATGAAAAGATTAATAATGATATTGTTACCGGTTCTTTAAGTGGTAATTACTTAACATTATTAAATGATTATATAAAACCAATGACAATACAATGGTCAATGGTGGAGATATTACCATTTATTTCTTATACTATTGCTAATAAAGGAGTATTCAAACACAATTCAGAGAACAGTACAGGAGTTGAAAAGTCAGAAATTGATTATCTTGTAGAGAAACAAAGACAAATAGCACAAAATTATACTCAAAAATTTATTGATTATATGATTGTAAACTATACTTTGTTCCCGGAATACTATTTAGCACAAACAGGAGATCAAATTCCATTTATGTCTGCTAATTTTGGAGGTTGGTTTTTGCCACAAACTACAAGTTTTCCAGATAATGCAGCAGGAGATTTTAGATATAAAAACGATTAAGATATGGCTTTAGATTTTACACATATAAAAGGAGATACATTTGAAGCGGTAAACTTTCAAATGCTTGTTAATTCAGTAGCTTTAAATTTAACTGGATGTACATTAAGAATGCAGTTAAGAAAGGAATATGGAGGTATAGTTTATTTATCTTTAACATCGGTTGCAAGTGCAGGAATAACTATAACTAATGCAGCAAGTGGTTTATTTAAAATTAATAAGCAAATAATAAATATTGAAGCTGCTAATTACATTTATGATATTGAATTAGATAAAGCAGATGGAAGTATTAAAACTTATATAAGTGGTAATTTTTACGTAACTAATGATGTAACTCGATAATATGGCAGATAATATTAGTTTAATTGTTAATGAAACTATTGATAATGTAGTTATAAATCCAACTATTATATCTGAAACAATAGATGTTAATGTTAGTGGAACTGATACTTATGTAGATATATCAGTAACTCCAAATTTAACTACTGTTAATATTAATAACATTGAAGCTAATGATATATCAGCTTTTGCATTTGAAAAAGAAACATTTACTTATTCATCAACAAATATATTTTCATTACAAAATTCAATAACAAATATATTACAAGTAATTATAAATACAACCTCATTACATCCTTCAGCATATAGCTATACAAATCCAAATATAGTTACAATATTAAATGATTTAGTAGTTGGGGATATTATAACAATTATATATAATTATCCTGAAGGTTTTTTACAAAATCCTGATTTATCATTATATTCAAAATTTGCACAAGTAAATACTTATGCGTTAATGGTTGCAATTCCAACACCAACTAACTTATTAATAGTAAAAGTATTGAATGATGAAAATAAAGGAATAACAAATACAATTTATCATTTATATCCTGATGGAGTAAGAATGTGGATAGCGGCAGTAGAAGAAATATAATTTAAAAAATAAACGTAATGGCAAAAAATTTTCCAGTAGCAATACAAAAACAACCAGTAGATTTAGATTATGTTTTAAGAAATGAATCAAAAAAATTTTATATAGCAACTACAAATGCTGGAAATTTTAGTAATCTTTCTTCAAATGTAAGTATTCCTACTCAGACAGTGAGTTCTGTTACATATCCATATTATGAAGTTCCTCAAACTCCTATTACAAAAAATACTTGGATAACAATGGCTACAAGACTTGTATGGCCGTTTGCTGGTAGAACAATATATATTAAAAAAATAACTGTTAAATTTAGTCATCCGTCAAAATTAGGCATTAGAACGTTAAGAGATGGAAGTCCTTATGGTTTAAATGGAGAATCTGTTTTAAATTACAATGGTGTTTTTACTGATGAAATATTTGATGTCACTAACGCATCTACACCATTAGTTATTGATTTTACTAGCAATCCAAAAAAAGTTAAATATAGTGAACAATTAAGTTTTTATTATTCAAGAGATGAAAATTTAAGTACAAATTGGTCTGTAATAGTAGAAGGTGTTGAAGTTGCAAATGATGAATCATTTGATTCTAATTTTATGTATGGAGTTATGGGGGATAGTTTTTGCATAACAAGCGATGTTAAAGAACTTGAATATGCAAATAGAGCTGGAGTAATTCACGGTATATGGCCTGTTATATGCAATGAATATTTAAAAACAAATGGAATACAAAGTAGAATGTCAAATATAGGGATAGGCGGAACAGATACGACTATATGGGAAACGGAGGTTTCAAATGGTTTGTTTAGAAATTGGAAGCCTGATATTTTATCTTGTAATTTAGGAATAAATGATGCTTTACAAACTACTTATTTTTGCTTAACTCTAGGAGTTGATGGTATATATAAAACTGCATATAAAAATATAATAAGTGCATATTTTAAAGAAAGACCTGATGGATGTATGATTATAAATCAAATAGCCGATTCAGATAAATCAGTATTAATATCTTTATTTACATTCGGAATTTATAATGGTCTTACTAAATTACAAGCAATCCGTATAGAAACAACTGCTTTAGTTTCTGAATTAAAAGTGTTAAACCCCACTTGGGATTTAGTTTTAGCCGACACATCGCCAAGTCAGACCTATTTGTCGTCAGAACCTTTAAATTATACAACTGGAGAACAAACTGCTGGAAGTAGATTGCATCCAAATGCAAGATTAGGACAACCTAAATTGGCAATTAAAATAAATCAAGCAATAGCAACTACTGTATTTTTTAATAAATATAAAATATGATAAAAATAAAAAAACATCAGATTGAAGATTATATTTCAGACGCTACTGAAATTGCAAAACAAGATACTTTAGTATCTACTGTAAATATTAAATCTATTAATGGCAATTCTATTTTAGGAAGTGGCGATTTAACTGTTTCAGGTGGTGGTGGAAGTGGTGTTCCTTATACAGGAGCTACAAGCGATGTTAATTTAGGAGAGTTCGGTATTCAGTTAGGAAATTTAGAGTTTGACAATACACCTACAAATATTCCTACTGCTGCTGGTTCAATGTATTACAATGATGCGGATGGTACTTTAGATTTAGTATTAAAAGGCGGTAATGTTACTTTACAAGTAGGACAAGAAACTGTAATTAGAGTAGTAAATAAAACATCTACAAATGTAAGTTTATTACAAAGCAATTACCAAGCGGTAAGAATAACAGGAGCACAAGGACAAAGACCAAAAGTAGATTTTGCACAAGCGACAAATGACGTATTAAGTGCTGAAACAATTGGATTAGTAACCGAAACAATTACTAATAATCAAGAAGGATTTATTACAACAAGTGGATTAATTAGAGGAATAAATACAACGGGAAGTTTACAAGGTGAAACTTGGTTAGATGGGGATATTCTTTATTTGAGTCCAACGGTTGCAGGAAGTTTAACAAAGGTAAAACCAATAGCTCCAAATCATTTAATAATTATAGGTTATGTTATTTACGCACACGTAAATCAAGGAACTATATTTGTTAAAGTTGATAATGGTTATGAATTAAACGAACTTCATAATGTTAAAATAAATGGCGTTGCAAATAATAATGTTTTAGCTTATACTTCATCTACAAGTATTTGGGAAAATAAAACAGTTGAAACGGCTTTAGGTTACACTCCATATAATGCTACAAATCCAAGTGGATACCAAACAGAAAGTCAAGTACAAACTATTGCAGATGCAAAGGTAGTACAAACAATAACAAATGGAGTTACTACTACTGCACCAAGTCAAGATGCAGTTTTTGACGCTTTAGTTTTAAAAGCAAATGATGCAAGTGTGGTACATTTAACAGGTGCAGAAACAATTGCAGGAGTTAAAACATTTAGTTCAAATCCAAAAATACCTGTAAATGGGGGTAATAGTGGTATAGGAGCTTTAGTTATAGAAAATGGAACAGGACAAATAGAGATAGGTAGCAATTATGTTTATCCAAATCTAATAGAAATACAAACTGTAAAAGGAGTTACAAGTTCTATTCAGACACAAATTAATGGTAAACAAGATAAATCATTAGCAGCATATAGTGTAATTGCAAATAATACAAATGCTACTGCAAATGGAACTGCACAAGTATTTAAAAGCATAGCAGAACAAACTTTTCCAAGTGGTAATATAACTTGGACAGGAACAACTAATCCAAGTGGAACAACTGCACATACCTATACTTGGAATCAAATTGGAAATATGGTAACTATAAGAATAAATTTAAGTTATACAGTAGCTGGGTCTGCATTAACTTCAGTAGCTTGTGTGTTACCAAGTGATTTACCAACTCCCGCTTTACCTTCAAGTGTTACAACAAATTTAGATACTTTAAATTATGGTAGTGGTACATTATCAACTACTAAAGCATCTTTAGGAACTCCAATAGCTACTTATACATCATTACGATTAAAAACATTAGGCACACCAAATGTATTTGAAATAGTAATTGCAAGAGCAAGTGGTAACTTTCAATATGGATATTCAGTAATTCAATATTTTGTATAATGAGACATATAAGACAAATAAATTCAGTAGGAACAGATAGTTACACAGTAGTTATAGCTAAAGAACCATTAGAGCAACATTTATCAATAGTTAATAATCCAACTTTGTTTGAGATTTCAGAAGATGAAATTCCAGAAATACATCAATATTTAATTTATGAGTAATTTAGATAAGATATTAAATAAAATTATATCACGCAAGTTAATGGTCTTTTTAATTGCTTGTGGTGGTTTATTTACAGGAACATTAACAAGTTCAGATTGGGTTGTAATTGCAACAATATATATAAGCGTACAAGGGGTAACAGATTTAATAATTAAATTAAAAAGTAATGAACAAGCAACAAGTAATGGGAATTGTTAGACACGTTTTAACATTCGTTGGAGGTATTTTAGTATTAAAAGGATATACAAGTGATGCTGACTATATGGCATTATCAGGTTTAATATCCACAGCAATAGGTTCAATTTGGTCAATTATAGATAAGGAAAGTTAAAATGGAATCAATGAAGTTATATATGCTTAATTCTTTGACGATGATTATCACATTTACCAACATTGAAAATACGTTGAAGATATTGCTATTGATTTTATCGATTTTATATACTTGTGTAAAAATTTATGAATCATTTAATAAACCAAAAAATGAAGCTGGACAATAAAGGCTATATGCTTATTACAGAATTTGAAGGATTTAGTGCTAAACCTTATTTGTGTCCAGCTAAATTAGCTACCATTGGATATGGTAACACATTCTATAAAGATGGTAAAAAAGTCACTATGGTAGATAATCCAATAACTAAATCTGAAGCATTTGAAATGTTTAAAGATATTGCTGATAAATTTGCCAAACAAGTAAGTAAGGTAGTTACTCAACCATTAACTCAAAACCAATATAATAGTTTAGTATCTTTTGCTTATAATGTGGGTATTGCTAATTTTATGAGAAGTACGTTACTAAAGAAAGTAAATAATAATAGATTAGACCATACAATTGCAGATGAATTTTTGAAATGGGATAAAGTAGGTACTAAAAAATTAGCAGGTTTAACTAAAAGACGACAAATTGAAGCAGACAATTATTTCACAAAATAAAGGAGTTTTATCCTTTTGGTTAGCAGTTATATTATCCACTATTATAATTACAATGTTATCATCTTGTAGCACAAGAAAGGTAGTAATAGATGAAATTAAGAAAGATAGTTTGTCGCAAATATCGGTTAAAATTGCGACAAAAGAAGATATTAAAATAGAAACTAAAAATAATATTATAACTGATGAGTTTACTATAACTCCATTAGATAATTGTAAAGATATTGTAGTAAATGGAATAACATACAAAAACGTTGTTTTAAGCTATAAAAAGACAAAAGATAATACTATACAAGTCCAAGATAAAAAAGTGTCTAAAAACGAGTTAAAAGTACAAGACACAAAAGTAACACAAAATAGAAAAGTTAAAGATATAGAGAAAACTTCATATCCATATTGGTTATTATTAATTCCATTTGGATTATATTTAATTTATAAATATTTGTGTTTCCTATACCCCCCCCTAAAAAACATACTTTAAAAATAGGGGTACCCCCTTTTTACTAAATTTTTTAAAAAAAAAGTAAATATATATATAAAAGAGTATATAGTAATAGTAGGAAAAATCCTATTGTTAATAAATATGTTATTTTATATTTGGATTTATTATATATTTGATTTATGATAGAAGAACAATTATTTCAGATATTAAAAAATCAACTATTCCCTGATTTATTAAAAGCTAAAAATCAAATGTCAAGATGGGATTGTTACTCTCCATCTAAAAAGTACAGAATTGAATTAAAGTGTCGAAAGGTCCATTATCCAACTCTTTTACTTGAAAAGAAGAAATTTAACGCAATGATTTTGGAATGCTCAAAACATAATGATATTCCACTATATATAAATTCAACTCCTAAAGGAATATTTATTTTTAATCTTCTTAAAATAAATCCTATTTGGGAGATCAACTCAAAAAATCCTGCTACTACTAATTTTGGATCCTATGATAGGGTTGAAAAAGAGGTTTGTTATTTAGATATTACAGAAGCTAAAATGTTAAAGTTTTCATAATATTTTTTTTATTCCATTTATTACGTTTAGATTTGTACTCAACAAACAAACAAATAGAAATTATGACAACTACAGAAATTTACAAATTAGCAAATGAAACTACTGAAAATCAATATAATAATTTAGTTAATTTATTTTCTACAAAAGAAGAAAAATCTTTGAATATATTAATACAATTAGGGGATAGTAAAGAATTAGCTTTATGGACTGTAATAACAGAAAGATATAATAATCCAGTTAGTGAAAGATATGAAGAATTTAATAATTAAAATTATGGGAACACATTTTTATAAATTCGCACGATCAAATAGAGGAAATTTATTATTTCAAGGTAAATATGATATGAAATATTTTGAAACTCAAGATTTTGGAATATTAATAAAAGATACTGATATAGAAAGTACACAAGATTCTTTTGTAGTTAGTAGATATAGAACAGTAAAATCAGGAAAGTCTTGGTTAAATAATAATAACAAATAACAATTTAATAATTATGACACCAAAAGACAAAGCAAAAGATTTAATTGATTGGGCGATTACTAATGGAGCTTCTAAAGAAGTTGCTAAATTATTTGCAAATAAAATAGTTTATGAAATATTATATATATGTAATGTAAAACCATTTACTTTACACAAAGAAAAAATTAAATATTATATTAAAGTAAAACAAGAAATAAATTTATTATGATACCAAAAGAAATAAAAACAATTTAAAAAATAAACAAAATGGACAAACAAGAAATTTTAGCAAAATTAGAAATTTGCATTTCTATTTTAGAAACAACGGACAATCTTTATGTGCGTAAACAATTAGAGTATATTGCTGAAGCATTAGTAAAGGATTGGAATGAGTCTGATGCTTATGCTCAAGAAATTAGAGAAGTATTGAATTATGATGAAACTATGTCTAATCTTAATAATATATCTATATGGACGAAATAACCCTACAACAGTTAGAGTCTTTAGAGCTTATATTAAATAGTCAACAAAGAAGATTAGACATAGCTATAAATCATTTAAAAGAATTAGCTAGAATTGAATCAAATTTTATTACCTTTGGTTCGTTATCATCAGAAGAACAATTAGATAAACAATTAATCCTATCACAATACTTATAATGAAAGAGATAAAAAGATTTGACAAATGGATGAGAAAAACAGTACAATCCATTCACTACCACGACAACGAAAGAATGTGTAACGCTTACGAAAGAATTAAGAAATGAAAGAAAATTGGACAGTAGCAGAAGGTACTTTATCTAGAATGGGTATTCCTGATGAAATAATAGTAAATAATTATTTTGCTACAAATAGAGTTATAGAGTTTTGCTGGTTTGGAAAATCTACAAAAGCAACATTAGGAGAATATTCAATAGGTAAATGGATAATTAAAACAAAAAAAAATGAGCAATAGACATCAAGCAATCGAACAATTAGAAACAATTAACAATTTACCCTACGAAACAACCTATCAAGGCAATCAAAACTCGCAGAGAAGTTTGGGCTGGTTCAAGGAAAGATATGGAAAATTCACAGCCTCAGAGATACACAAGTTGTTAGGTATCAAAGGTTTAGGAGAAACTGGAAAGACTTACGCTATCGAAAAGGCAATAGAGCAATTATATGGACAAGTCGAAGATTCTTATCGTGGTGCAGATATGCAACGTGGAGTTGAGTTAGAACCATTAGCATTTGCCAAATTCCAAGAGATGCATCCTGAAGCAACTGAATCGTTTATGTTTCCTTATGGAAAACACGCTGGGGCATCTCCTGATGGAGTTGTAGGTTATGATGCGATACTTGAAATCAAGTGTCCAAGAGCAACAAAGTTCTTTAAGATTGTAGCCGATGAGAATATCGATAAGGAATATTATGCTCAAATGCAGATGCAAATGTTGTGTAGCAATTCTGATAAAGCATATTTCTTTAACTATTGCATCATTGATGGAAAGGAATTTCACCACACAATCGAAGTAAAAAGAGATGAGGAAATGATTGCTCTTATTAAAGAGAGATTGGAAGAAGCCATTGCTATTAAAGAAGCATATATTGAGAAAATAACTAATAACTTGCAGCGATGAACCCAGAAGATAAGGCAAAAGAATTATTTGATAAAATGTGTTTAGCAATGGCTACTGAAAAAACTAACGATGGGTATTTTACAAATATTATTCACGCTAAAAAATGTGCATTAATAGCAGTTGATGAGATATTAAAAAATAATAAAATTTTATTTGAAGATGTTTTAAATGATCAATATTGGGAAAATATTAAAAAAGAAATAGAAAAGTTATGATGAATCAACACAAAATGTATAGATGCATTAGACTAATGGAATTTCTACAAGATAAGCCACGAAATATGCATACAATGGCAAGATATTTAGATGTAAATATAAGAACAGTTTACAGATATATAAAACTTTATGAAGCACTTGGATATATAGTGATAAAAGATAAATTTGATAAAATAAAAATATTAAAGACTTATGAACCCAAAGAGTAAGAACCAAGAGATGCACAAGCTATATTGCTTATGTAATTTATTGTTAGAAAGTTTAGATAGATTAAAACCTACTACTGAAAGGATGATCAAATATCAATCTGATTTGATTGGATTTTGTGAGGAGTTAAATAATGTGTTAGCAGATACTGCGCCAATTCAAAGAAGCACTTATTTTCAAGATATAACTAATAAAATTGATACGATTTTAAGACGAGAATTTAATCAAGAAATGTAATTATGAAAAAAATATTAGAAAAGATTGGTAAGTTTCTTATAAAACAAGAAGAAGAAGCTATAAAAGAAGAATATTATAAACCAAAATTATTTGGAAAAGGAAAAACTGTTGAGTACGAAATTGATGGTTTAAAAAAATCATATTGTAAATTAACTGAATGGGTAAATGGCGAAGGATATGATATAAGTTTTGAAAGTGAAATCAGTATAGAAAAATGGGAAAGTAAACGAATTGAACTTCATACAGATGAATTATATACGTTTTTTGCTTGTCTAAATCATTTTAAATATTTTGAATAATGGCAGATATAACAATGTGTAATGGTAACTATTGCGAATTAGCACAAACTTGCTACAGATACAAAGCAACACCAAGTAAGTATAGACAATCATATTTTTGTGAAACACCAATTAAAGATGGTAAATGTGATTACTACTGGGAATATTGCAGTAAATGTAATCTTATAAATGGCACACATAAAATGAGTTGTCCAACACAAAAAATACAGATAAACTTATGAAGAAAAAATATAGTGATTGGCAGAGAATATTAAGAGTTATGAACTTTAATTATAAAAGAGGTTTAAATTCAGAACGAGTAAACGAATTATATAGAAAAATTAATTTAAAACGATTAGAAAAATGATACAAATAATAGCAACGATTATAGTAATGTTATGGTTAGGAATAGAAACTGTGAATTATTATAAAGGTGAATTTACAATGACAACAATTAAAGGTTTGATGATTGGAGCTTTATACCATAATGAATCTAATTTTTGCAATTTTAATAATGATGATAATGAAGAATTAATTACTGAACATACATTTCAATTATTATTTTTTATATTTTCTTTTAATTTTTTTTGGATAACTGAAGATTAAATAATACATTTGTAAAAGATGCAAGGCTTGGGCATCACAATTCCAAGTCATAAATAAATTAAGTGCGATGAGCAATAGAACACAAGTGTTTACAGGAACAACAAAAAATCCTGCGAGTAAATTTTTAGATTGGAAGTCAAACGATAAGCAATTTTCTTACTATGACAAAGAACAATCAAAAACGATTGAGGTTAAATTACCTTTGAAATTTGTATTTCTTGATGAATTACATACGGTAAAAGGTTGGAATGATGCTTCATCTTCTGGAGTATATGCAAATGAAGTTAAATTCATTTCAAAGGAACCAATGACTGTAAAAGCTTTTAAAGGTGGTGAGATTGCAAAAGGTCTTTATAATGAGATTAAAGACAAAGCAAAAAACGCTGGAGGGCATTACGTGAAATCTATCTATATTATGTTAGAAGATGGATCACTTGCAAACATCCAATTAAAGGGAAGTGCAGTTCAAGGATGGGGAGAATTTGTAAATGCTAATAAGAAATTATTAACCACAAGCTGGATATTAGTTGATAAGGCAATTGAAGGTAAAAAAGGTGCAGTTAAATATACAACTCCATCCTTTGTAATTGGAAATGTATTAACACTTCAAGAGTCTAATGATGCTGATACAAATTTTGACACATTAGAAGCCTATTTAAAAACCTATTTAACAAAAGTTGAAGAAGTAGTTGCTTCAGAGATTTTAGTTGAAGTAGAGGATGATTTAGAATTTTAAAAAATAATTAATAACAGGGTTTTAGTCTACACCTAAAAAACACAAGCCATCTTAACGGATGGCTTTTTTTAGCATTATAAGATTGGCAGCAAACGTTACTTTGTGCCGAAATATAGACCCCATTTTTTAGGGTTTATGTTATGACAAAAAGTAAGGTTATAAACTGATAAAATAATTTTAATTTAAGTCTATAACCTTAAATAAATGTTTTATGAGATTGCAATCTTATAAATAAATGTTAAAAAATTAGTTAAATTAAAATAAGTTTATAATATTTGCATAAGTATTAACTAACACAAAATTATGTTACAAATTACAAATGAAGATAATATGTTATTAATGGCACGTTATCCTGATAATTATTTTGATTTGGCAATAGTTGATCCGCCTTATGGGATTGATAGTTTTAAAAATATAAAAGAAACAAAAAATAAAATTAAAAATAGATTTGTATCTGGAATATGGAATGATAATTACCCAACTGAATTATATTTTAAAGAACTTTTTAGAGTTAGTAAAAATCAAATTATATGGGGTGGAAACTATTTTAATTTACCTCCTACAAGATGTTATATATTTTGGGATAAAATGGTTCAAGTTGAAAATTTTGCAGATGGAGAACTTGCTTGGACTTCATTTGATAAAAATACAAAATTATTCAAATATGCTTGGGGAGGTTTAAGTGATGGTATTTTAGGAAGAAATAAAAAAGAAAAATCTATACATCCAACACAAAAGCCTGTTGCACTTTATAAATGGATATTAGATAAATATGCAAAGCAAGGCGATAAAATACTTGATACGCATTTAGGCAGTGGAAGCATAGCAATAGCTTGTCACGATTACGGATTTGATTTAACAGCTTGTGAATTAGATAAAGAATACTTCGATAAAGCAATGACAAGAATTAACAACCATATAGCACAACAAAAACTATTTTAACTATGCAAATATCAGTATTTAAAGACTTATTAAAGTCAAAAGAAGTTCCATTTATAGTGCCTATTGAAAAGGTCGTAAATAGAATAAAATTAGGTAAGTCAAAAGACTTAATAGAACGCATCCGGAATGGAGAAGATTTAAAGAAACAACTTCCTTGTATATTATTTGCAGGTGAATTTACAGAACGTAACTCAAATGGATTAGTTAAGCATTCTGGACTAATGATTGTAGATTTCGACAAATACCCCGATATTGTCGCAATTAACGAACATTTGGAAATTTTGAAACAAAATAAACATTTTTGTTTACTTTTTATCAGTCCATCTGGTAATGGTATAAAAGGTGTTGTAAAAATACCAATTGCAACTAAAGAAACACATCCAAAATACTTCAAGGCATTTCAAAAAAAGTTTGATTATGATTATTTTGATATTGCTAATTCAAATGTTGATAGAGTTTGTTTTGAATCCTACGATCCAAATATATATATTAATTATGATGCTGAAGTATTTGATACTATAATAGTTGATGAAGGGTTTAAGATAGCAGAGAAAGTACCTTTAATTCCAATAACTGATGAAGATAAGATTATTGATAAGATAATGAAATTCAATTGGCAAAAGGGATTTAATGAAGGAGAACGCAATGCTTATATATTTGATTTAGCCGGTGCATTTTGTGAATATGGGATCCAAGAATATAATGCTCAAGGATATATTTTTAATAATGTAGTTATTGGCGATTTTTCAGAGCAGGAAGTAAAGAACACAATTAAATCTGCATATAGAAAACGACAATTTGATAGTAAATTTTTTGAAGATTATAATAAGATTAATAAGATAAAAATTGATTTGTCAAAAGGTAAAGATGAGGTTATCCGGTTGCACAATATAAAAGAGGATGTTTATAATGAATTAAAAGAAGTACACGATCACGAAGATTTTTGGTTCTTGGATAAAAAGGATAATATTAAAATTGATTCACATAAGTACAAGTTATTTTTAGAAAATAAGGGATTTGCAAAACACTATCCAAACGGAAGTGATAAGCCGATGTTTGTTTATGTAAAAGAGAATAAAGTAAAAGAGTCATCAATATCAAGAATAAAAGATTTTGTTCTTAATTATCTTCTTGAAAATGGAAAAATTGATGTGTTTAATTACTGCTCAACTTATCATAATTTATTTACTGAACAGTATTTAATTATGCTTGAAACAATTGATTTATTAATGATGCAAGATTTTGCTTATAAATCATTTATTCCATTTAAAAATGGTATATTAGAAGTTACAAAAACTGATGCAGTTTTGAAGGAATACTTTGAAATGGATGGTTATATATGGGATAGTCAGATTTTAGATAGGGATTGGATACAATCTAAAAATAATGATAACGACTATAAGAGATTTATAAATAATATATCGCATAATGATCCAACTGCAATTGAAGCTGCAATAGGTTACTTATTATTAAATTATAAGAATAGAAGTCAAAATAAGGCAATTATATTAAATGATGAGTTAATCTCTGAATCTCCTGAAGGTGGAACTGGAAAGGGTTTATTTGTGCAGGGAATTGGACAGATAAGAAGATGTGATATTATTGATGGAAAGCAGTTTGATAGTAAAAAATCATTTGCATATCAAACAATATCTTTAGAAACAAGAGTATTAGTATTTGATGATGTTAAAAAGGGATTTGATTTTGAGAATAATTTTAGTTTGATAACTGAAGGAATAACTTTAGAACGTAAAAACAAGGATGCTATTAAATTAAATGTACACGAATCACCAAAGGTAATTATATCTACTAACTATGCAATCAAAGGAGATGGACACTCGCAAGACCGTAGAAGGCACGAATTAGAGATTGCTCAATTTTATGGTAAAAACCTAACTCCTGAGCAGGATTTTGGAAGGCAATTGTTTGATGATTGGTCATTTGATGATTTTAACAAATTTGACAATTATATGGTTGAATGTTTACAGACATATTTTACACTTGGATTGATTGCTCAAAATAGTAAGAATAGTAAAAAACGTAAATTTATATCTGCTACATCTCCAGAGTTTGATGAATGGACAAATGATAGTGAAAACTTACCAAGTGGATTAAGATTAGATAAGCAAATTTATTTAGACAATTTCAAACGTGATTATCCGGATTTTGCACAATTCAAATTGACACACAAAAGATTTCAGATTTGGATCCAAAAATATTGTTCTTATAAAGATTTGAAATACAATGATGGTAATAGCAATGGAATGAAATGGTTTACAATAGGAGAAGTAGAAGAAAGTACTAATGATATAATGTTTTAAAAATTATGAAAGCAATATTAGAATTTAATTTACCCGAAGAACAAATGGAGTTTAATAGAGCATCACAGTCTTTAGATATGGCTTGTGCTTTGTTTGATATATTACAACTTCGTAAGGCTATGTTTAGAAAATATGAAAGTTATATTGATACTCCTGAATGGTCAAGTGTTGTTGATTTTATGGGAGATGAAATAGCAGATATACTTGAGGAACATAATATAAACATTGATAAATTAATAGAGTAAATCCACATTATAATATGGAATTAAGACCGTACCAAGATGAAATAGCTCAAAAAGCTACTAAAATCTTAAAAGAATGTGGATTTGTTTACCTATCGATGGAAGTGAGAACTGGTAAGACAATTACTGCTTTAGAAACTGCTTACAACTTTGGTGCTGAACGTGTACTATTTATAACTAAAATCAAAGCATTTTCCTCAATCAAGAGTGATTACGATAATATTGGGTATCTATATAACCTAACTATCATCAATAAAGAATCATTACATACAATTGAGGAGAATTATTTTGATGTGGTTATTATTGATGAAGCTCACGGATTATCTGCATTTCCAAAAGCATCTAAATATCAAAAAGACATTCGTAAAAGATTTAGTAAAAAGCCAATTATATTTTTATCAGGAACTCCAACTCCCGAATCATTTAGTCAATGGTATCATCAATTACAAGTAACTGACAAATCCCCATTCAAACAATACACTAACTTCTATAAATGGGCGAATGATTATGTGAATGTTACCGAACAAAATCTTGGATATGCAAGAGTAAAGGTTTATAAAGATGGTATTGAAAGTAAAATTTTACCGAAAATACAACCGTATATTATAACTTTTACACAAGCTGAAGCTGGTTTTACTTCAGAAGTAAATGAACATATATTAGAATGTAATATGGAAGACATTACTTATGATATTATTAAGCGTTTAAAACGTGATAAAATAGTGCAAGGCAAAAGTGGATTAATACTCGGAGATACTGGAGTTAAATTAATGCAGAAGGTTCATCAGTTATCATCAGGAACTTGTAAGTTTGAAGATGGTATATCAATGGTTATTGATTATAGTAAAGCAGAGTTTATTAAATGGAGATTTTCAGATGAAAAGATTGCTATATTTTATAAATTTAAGGAAGAACTAAATGCCTTAAAAAGCATTTATGGAAGTGATTTAACAGAAGATTTAGATGAATTTAATAATACTGACAAATGTATTGCCCTTCAGATTGTTTCGGCGAGAGAAGGAATCAGCCTTAAAAACGCAAAGTATCTTGTATATTATAATATTGATTTTAGTGCTACATCATATTGGCAAAGTAGAGATAGACTCACAACAATGGACCGATCATCAAATGATGTTTATTGGATATTTGCTAAAGGTGGAATTGAGAACGCTATTTATAAAAGTGTTTTAAATAAAAAAAACTTCACATTAAATTTGTTTAAGAAGTTATTATAATATAAATTTGGCTTATGTTAGAATCAGCAATACAAACGCAAATTAAAAAGAAGCTCCAGGCAGATGGATGGATAGTTGTAAAACTAATCAAAACTTCTATGAATGGTATTCCGGATCTAATGTGTTTAAAAGATGGAGATGTTAAATTTATAGAAGTAAAACAACCTAAAGGTATAATATCTCCAGTGCAGCAATATGTAATAGATACACTACGCACAAATGGATTTGATGTTGAGATATGGACAAATTTTAACGAACAGTATTAATTGCGGTGATAATCACCGCAGAAAACTAAAATTATGAAGGATAAAATTTATGAAGCTATGGAATGGACAACTAATAGCACTGAACCAAGACCTGTTAAAGACTTTATTGTAGAAAGTGTAATAGACCAATTTAAAGATAGGTCTAATGTAGGAATAAAGAAATATGGTACAACATTAGATAGAAATGATTTGACTATGTTAGAATGGCTAATTCACCTTCAACAGGAGTTAATGGATGCTACTTTGTATATTGAAAAACTTAAATCTAAATTGAATTATGAGATGCGGTAATTATTTATTTAGAGGAGAAGAAACTCCAATAGGTTCAAAAATGTTTAAAAATAAGTTAGGACACGATTGCCGGTTAGCTGGATCTACTTTAAAAGGTAATATATGGTTTGCATCTATTTACGTTTATGATACCAAAGAATTTATAGAAATTGAATATAATAAAATAGAAAAATACTTGTAATGACATTAGAAGAAATAAAAAACTTGTTTGGAGTTGATTTAAGACATAAAAATAAAAATAGGGTATTCACTATCTTAAAAAACATTTACGTTAATCAGGAGCATTTAAAAGGATTAACAAATCAAAAGATAGCTGATGAGTTAAAGATGACTGTATCTTCAGTTACTTTATGTTATCAACGTACTAATAAATTCAAAACTTATTTTAATTATGCGAATATTCAAAAGGCATTTGATAATAAGGACCAGGAGTTATTTGCACTTGAAAAACAAATATATGATAACAGAGCATTACAGATAAATAAAAAGGTTTATGTTGCAACTGTAACCAAACGAACAAGAGATAAAGAGTTAGTAAACTATTTAGATATGATACCACATCCTAAAAGAAGATGGCACTATACAGATATTATAGAAACTCTTAAAAAAGATAATAGGAATAAGTTATGGGATAAACCAATGCCAAACTTTACATTTAGAGATTATGAAAT